ATGAAGCAGATCCGGCAGCAACAGCAGCAACACCTCCAGCAGGTAATAATCCAGACGAAGCAGATCCAACTGATACAGGAACACCTGAACTACCTCCAGCAGGTAATAATCCAGACGAAGCAGATCCAACTGATACAGGAACACCTGAACTACCTCCAGCAGGTAATAATCCAGACGAAGCAGATCCAAACGCAGGTGCAACACCTCCAGCACCGTTTAAATTTACTCCTGAACAAGAAAAATGGTTAGGCGATGCAAATAGGCAGGATCCAAACATTCTTGCCAGAATGCCTGGTGTAAAACCTCCAGTTAGTTATTTTAAAGATCCGGCAGATCAAGCAAACGCTAAAAGATTAAACTTCGGACAAAAAAATCTTAATACAATTAAGAATGCAGTTGGTATGAAACCAGGCAACGCACAAACATTTGCAACACAACAAAACCAAAGTAAGGATTTAAGTATGAAATCAGCAATAAATGAGTCAGCGTCAATGAACGTATCAATGACAGGCGACAATGCAGCAGAAGTTGCTGAACTAATGAAGCTACTAAAAAATGCAGGTATGCCAGATGCAGGACCAGTAAAAGATATTATGCCGCCAATGGCTCCTAAAGGAGATATGGCAGACTTTATGGGCATGGTAAACAGCGGCGAAATAGAAGGTCCAGCAAAACCATGTAGCGTATGTGGCGAAGATACATCAGAGTACGATGCAGTAGTTGCAGAATGGGACAACAGTCCAGACGAAGAATATAAAGATGCTAATTATATGCTCAATGACTTAGCTGGTGGTCTTAACCGTCCTAAGAAAGCATATGCTAAAGCACAAGACGGTGACAACGCAATGGCAGTTGAATCAATTAAAACTCAACTTTGGGCAGCTTTGACTGAGAAGAAAACTACTGAAGGCCGTGGCCGCGGTAAAAAGAAAGTTGAAGATACAAAAACTGCTGAAGGTCGTGGTAAAGTAATGGCCGGACGTGGACGTGGTAAAAAGAAAGTTGAAGATACAAAAACTGCTGAAGGTCGTGGTAAAGTAATGGCCGGACGTGGACGTGGTAAAAAGAAAGTTGAAGATACAAAAACTGCTGAAGGTCGTGGTAAAGTAATGGCCGGACGTGGTAAAGACAAGTTAATGGCTGGACGTGGCCGCGGCAAGTAAAAATAGTAAGTCTTAGTAATTAGATGTACTAACCAAATAGGTCATTCGGGGCCTATTTGCTTGAGTAAATAGTTATATGGTAAAAGACGATATTAATTGGACAGCATACTTTGATAGTATAAAGCCTGTTTGTCCTTGGAGCGCAGCAGCGTGGAAAAAGGGCGAAATTAAAGTTACACGATGGTGTGGGAAGTGGGAACACTTAGAAAATAACCAAGCAATTGTTTACATTGTGCCCAACTATAATCGTAGACGGTTAAAGAAACTTTGTAGTAAGCTAGATACTAGTTTGCAATATGAATGGTTATGGAGCGAGCCTAGATACGGCAAACATGCTGCTCCTACGCATATTTTAATCCAACAAGATAGACGCAAGCTATTTGATCTGCGCTTCGACATCGGATATTACAGTGATAAAATAGGTTAAATAAACGTATGGCAAAATCATTAGACGGCGTATTAATTAAAAAAGCAAACAGGCAGGAAACGTTTACTGAAGCGCAGATTGCTGACCTTTTTAAGTGTATGGATCCTGTAGACGGCTATTTGTATTTTGCTCGTAAGTTTGCATACATACAACATCCAGTAAAAGGCAAGTTGCTATTTGATCCGTATGAGTATCAAGAACGCTTGTTACAAAGTTATCATAATTTTCGCTTTAATATCAACATGTTACCTCGTCAAACAGGCAAGACTACATGTGCGGCAATCTACTTAGCATGGTATGCAATGTTTGTACCCGATCAAACAATCCTTATTGCTGCACACAAGTACACAGGTGCGCAAGAGATTATGCAGCGCATCCGTTACATTTATGAGTTATGCCCAGATCACATTAGAGCAGGTGTTACTAACTACAACAAAGGCTCAATCGAATTTGAAAATGGAAGTCGTATTGTTAGTGCTACTACAACAGGCAACACAGGACGTGGTATGAGTATTTCACTACTATATTGCGACGAGTTTGCGTTTGTACAACCTAACGTAGCTACAGACTTTTGGACATCAATATCTCCTACACTAGCAACTGGTGGCCGTGCTATTCTTACAAGCACACCAAACTCAGATGAAGATACATTTGCTACTATTTGGAAACAGGCAGAAGATAAGTTTGACGAGCACGGCAATGAACAAGAATTAGGAATTAACGGCTTCCACAGCTTCCGTAGTTATTGGACAGAACATCCAGATAGAGATGAAAAATGGAAACAGGAAGAACTAGGACGTATCGGCGAAGAACGATTCCGTCGTGAATACGACTGTGAATTCCTAGTATTTGACGAAACACTTGTTAGCAGCATTAAACTTGCTACCATGGCAGGTGATACTCCGCTAGTTAATATGGGACAAACACGCTGGTATAAGAAACCTACAAGCCAATATACGTATGCAGTAGCACTTGATCCGAGTATGGGCACAGGTGGCGACAATGCTGCAATACAAGTATTTGAATTACCAAGTTATGAACAAGTTGCAGAATGGCAACATAATACAACTGCTATTCCCGGGCAGGTACGAGTGCTTGCAGATATCTGTAAGTATCTTGCACAAGAAACAGGGAACCAGAACGGAATTTACTGGAGTGTTGAAAACAACGGTATCGGCGAAGCAGCACTTCTCGTTATAAACGATTTTGGTGAAGAGAATATTCCAGGTCTATTTGTGAGCGAACCAATCAGAAAAGGACACGTCAGGAAATTCCGTAAAGGTTTTAATACTACACACGGCAGTAAAATTACTGCTTGTAGTAGACTTAAAACTATGATTGAAAATGATAAAATGATTTTGCACAGTAAGCCATTTATATCTGAGCTTAAAAACTTTGTGGCAACTGGTAGTAGTTATCAAGCAAAGGCTGGTCGAAGTGATGATTTAATTAGTGCTACGCTATTAGCAATAAGAATGATGGCAGTATTAAAAGACTGGGATCCTAGAATCTATAACACGTTTACACAAGCTGAAAATATGGAAGATTACGATGCACCAATGCCAATCTTCATAAGCACAAACTATTGATAAATATATTACAATGAAAAATTTAGATCTAATAGCAGAAGAACTTTTTAATAAAATACGTGGACGGTTTCCAAGTGTTACGTTAGGTGACGGCGAAGGCAAAGTTACTAACGTTCCTACAGATGCACGATTCTTTGATTTTGATTACAAAGAAGGTGCTGCAAACTTAGGAAAAATTAGCATAAGTTTATCTGAAAAAAGTGTTGAAATTATGTACAGTGATAGTTTTGTTTCAGAACAAGACGAAATTACAAAACAAAATTGGTACAATTTTCTAAAGGAAATTAGACAGTTTAGCAAGAAAAGATTAATGACGTTTGACACTCGTAACATAAACAAGTCAAACCTCGACAAAAGAGATTATAAATTTTTAGCACAAAATCGCGGAGAAGAAACAATGAGTGAATCAAAGATGTACGGAACAAACCGTGTGAGCTATCAAAAGGTTGATGGAGCAAGAATAGTAGTTAAACATACTGAAAGTGTTAACACAGAACTTGCAGGTGGCCGCACACGCAGTATTGGAAAGATATATATTGAAAGCGCAGACGGCGAGCGCTTCATATATCCATTTAAGCATCTAAGTGGTGCAAGAGCAATGGCACGTCACGTAGCAGAAGGCGGCAAACCATTTGATGACTTTGGTACACACATTGTTGGCTTATCAGAAGAAATGAATAAACTCCGCAAGTTTAAATCTTACATGGGCCGCAGTGCTGTAATGGCAGAAAGTTTAGCTGGGTATACTAGTGTAGTAAACGATCGTATTAAGTCAGTTAAAAAGACTATCGAAAGTCTACAAAAACCAAACTACTATGCAGAAGCATTTGGTTCTTTTGAAGTAGCAGTTATGGAAGATGTTCCTGCAGATGTTAAAGAAAACTGGATTGATCAATTAACTATCAAACAGTTTAACGAAGAACTATCAGATGTGTTTCCATACATCTACAAACTAGTAAGTGAAGCAACAAGAGCAAAAGAACTAACAGCTGAAGATTTACTAGGTGAGGCTGATACTGTCTCTGGAGTTGGCACAGAAGTGTCACCTGGCGGAGTTAAAGCGTATGAATCAGATATTAATAATGCATTTGAAGAAATGATGGGACAGTTTGCAGAATCTAAAGATGATGATTTTGAAGAAGGCAATGCATATGCACAAGCAGTGCAAAAGGCCAAAATGAACGGCAAGAAAAAAGGCGACAAGATTGACGGCCCCGACGGTGATGAAATTACACTTGAAAAAGAACAAAAGACACCAGTGACTGAATACATCCTTAGCATGTTCGATCGTGAAACAGGACAGTTTCCAAAAGGCGAAACAGCAATATTAACAGCAATAGAAAAAGACTACGGCGAACAATACATTAACCCGGCTAAAGCGTTTATCGAAGCAATCAATGCAAAGTACGAAGAACTTAATGCAGGCCCTGCAATACAGGAAATTGAGTTTGATGAACCAACTGCTGGAACTATGATGGAACCAACAGTCGAACAAGACGACGAACTAAACAGTATCCGTAGACTATCAGGCATATAAAATAAATTCAAAAATTCAGCAGATATCACTTGACGTCTGCTAAATATCAGTGTATAGTAGTAACTGTGCTATACACTTTAAGGCACTAGTAGCAATAACGCTACTGCACATAGGCAACATTTTAGGAGGCATTAACTATGGCATCATTAGCAGAAATCCGAGCAAAGCTCAAAGAGCAAGAATCACGCACAGGGGGCAATAATACCCAAGGCGGCGGTGATAACGCAATTTACCCATTTTGGAATATTAAAGAAGGCGAATCGGCAACGATGCGTTTCCTTCCAGATGGCGACACTGAAAACACTTTCTTCTGGAAAGAGCGTTTGATTATTAAACTTCCATTTGCAGGCATTAAAGGTGAAACTGATTCACGCCCTGTACAAGTACAAGTTCCATGTATGGAAATGTACGGCGAAGCATGTCCTATTCTACAGGAAGTTCGCGGCTGGTTTAAGGACGCTTCATTAGAAGATATGGGTCGTAAGTACTGGAAAAAACGTTCTTACATTTTCCAAGGGTTTGTAACAGAAAATCCCTTGCAAGAAGAAAAGCCAGAAAATCCAATTCGACGATTCATCATTGGTCCTCAGATCTTCCAGATCATTAAAGCAGCATTAATGGATCCAGACATGGAAGAATTACCAACAGACTATACTGCCGGCGTAGACTTCCGTCTTAACAAAACGTCTAAAGGTGGATACGCAGACTATGGTACAAGCACTTGGGCACGTAGAGATCGTCCGCTGAATGATGCAGAAATGTTAGCAGTTCAGACTCATGGATTGTATAACATGAATGACTTCCTTCCTAAGAAGCCAGACGACGTTGCTATTAAAGTGATGAAAGAAATGTTTGAAGCATCAGTAGATGGTGAAGCATATGATGCAGATCGTTGGAGCCAATACTTCCGACCAAGCGGTATGCAAGCTCGCACAGGCGATCCTATGAAAGTCGCAAGTGTGGGTGCAACTGCAACTAGCCAAAGTGCTCCAGTAGCACAAGCAGCACCTGCTCCAGTAGCACAAGCAGCACCTGCTCCAGTAGCACAAGCAGCACCTGCTCCAGTAGCACAAGCAGCACCTGCCCCGGCAGCAACTGGTGGTGCAGGCGACATCCTAGCGATGATCCGCGCACGTCAACAGCAGGCTTAATAAACAACACGGCTGGGGCCTCTGTGCTATAAGCATACGCCCTAGTTATCTTGGCTTTAAATAGGAGAAATAATGGCTAAATCATTTGATGTTAGTAAGTTCCGTAAGGACTTGACTAAAAGTATCTCAGGCGTGAGTGCTGGATTTAACGATCCTACTGATTGGATTTCAACAGGATCATACGCATTAAACTTGCTTATTTCAGGAGACTTTAACAAAGGTGTTCCGTTGGGTAAAGTAACTGTATTCGCAGGCGAATCAGGTGCAGGCAAGTCGTATTTTTGCAGTGGCAACATTGTAAAGAACGCACAAGAGCAAGGTATCTATGTAGTCCTAGTTGACTCAGAGAATGCACTTGACGAAAGCTGGTTGCATGCACTAGGTGTGCAGACTGGCGAAGACAAATTGCTTAAACTTAATATGGCAATGATTGATGACGTAGCAAAAACTATCTCAACTTTCATGATTGACTACAAAGCAATGAACGAAGAAGATCGTCCTAAAGTATTGTTTGTTATTGACAGCTTGGGTATGTTACTAACACCTACTGACGTCGATCAGTTCCAAAAGGGTGATATGAAGGGCGATATGGGTCGTAAGCCTAAAGCACTTACTTCATTAGTTCGTAACACTGTAAACATGATCGGCAGCTACAATGTTGGACTAGTTTGTACTAACCACACATATGCATCGCAGGACATGTTTGACCCAGATGATAAGATCTCAGGCGGTAGTGGCTTTATCTATGCATCAAGTATTGTTGTTGCAATGAAAAAGATGAAGTTAAAAGAAGACGAAGACGGCAATAAGATCACAGAAGTTATGGGTATCCGTGCAGGTTGTAAAGTAATGAAGACACGCTATGCAAAACCGTTTGAAGGTGTGCAGGTTAAGATTCCTTATGAAACTGGTATGAATCCTTACTCTGGTTTAGTTGAATTGTTTGAGAAGAAAAACTTATTGGTTAAGCAAGGCAATCGACTCAAGTATGTTGACTTAGCTGGTGTCGAGCATATCGATTATCGTAAGCAATGGAATGGTCCTAAACTTGAAATGATTATGTCAGAGTACAAAGAAAAAACAGCTACTGTGGTAAATACCGGTGAAGTTGTTGAAGATACAGCTGATTTAATCGAAGAAACTTTTGAGGAATAATCTATGGACGAGAGTCAAATTGTAGAAGTGTGGACTTTATTTAAAGAGTACATTGATAAAAAGAATCATGAACTTGCAGCAGAGCGGTTTGTTGATTTGCTAGCTGACTACGGCGTAGCAGATGACACCCTAACTAATACACTAGGTTCTGATGCGGTGCTAGACGGTGCAATTAATTACTTCTTAGATATCGACGAAGAAAATTTTGCTGATGACGATTCATGGGAAGATGAGGATTAATAATGGGCTGGTATTCAATCGTATCGCGTGACATTTCTAAAATTCCTGATGCAGTAGCGCATTATGAAAACGAACTGTTGTCTGCAAAACATGAGGTCAAACTCAAAGGTAATGTAGAACGTGCTGCGGCTGAAATGCCAGGCATTGTTGAACAACGCTTTAATCAACTCCAAGAGATCGAAGCAATCCTCAACTATTTAAATATCGAACTACGTAGATTGCGTAGTTCGTATTTTAAGAAATACCTCGAAAACTATCAACGAGCATTAAGCAGTCGTGACGTTGAAAAATACGTAGACGGTGAGGCAGATGTTGTTGACTACGAAAAGATTATCAACGAGTTTGCACTAATGCGTAACAAATGGTTAGGTTTACTAAAAGGACTCGATCAAAAACAATGGCAGATTACTAATGTTGTAAAACTTAGAGTTGCAGGAATGGAAGATGCTAGCATATAGGAACATATAAATGCATTCAGAAAAGTATCTAGAAGAACTACAAACTTTACATAGTAAAAAAACATTTAGAAATACATCGGCACTTCCTAAAGATGTAAAAGCGTTAATTACTAAAAACAATATTAAATCAATTTTAGATTTTGGTTGGAAAATTATTAGTGAAGAAATTACAGAGAGACATGCTACTGTAAAAAAAGGTCCACCGCGACATGTTACAAAATATATTGTGTATTTACAAAAGGTCTAATAATGAAACAAGTTTACAATTATTGGATGCCTGATACTGATAGTCATTTTGAACGGTTGATTGCAAAGCGTATTATGAATGGCGGCCCCGCAGAATATCAAGATGATGTTAGAGATGCTGCATACAAATATGTTACAGACTTTAATATATGTGTTGATGTTGGTGCTAATGTAGGATTATGGGCTAGGCCATTAACAGAAAAATTTAATCGTGTTATTGCATACGAGCCAATTGATCATGTGTACAAATGTTTAGAATTAAATGTAAAAGATCTACCTGTAGAAATAAATCGGTTTGCACTTAGCAGTACTACTGGGTTTATTGATATGATTTACGACAGTGAAAATACTGGCCATAGTCATGTTGATATGAATACACTAGGCACAGGTACTATTGAATTAAAACGTATGGACGATTTAGATCTTCCTAAGTTTGGATTAATTAAAATAGATTGCGAAAGACACGAATTAGAAGTACTAAAGGGTGCTACAGAAACATTATTAAAATACAAACCTATTATTGTTTGTGAACAACATCCTGATACACATTACTGTGCAGGCACTTATTTAAAGCACCTTGGGGCAGTAGAATTAACCAATGTTAGAAAAGATTACATTTTCGGCTGGTAGGAGTTAACTGCGTACATAAATAACTACATGAAAATTGTACTTTGCACTGGCGGATATGACCCGTTGCATTCTGGGCATATTGCCTACTTTAAAGCAGCAAAAGAATTAGGCGACCATTTAGTTGTTGGCCTAAATTCAGACGAATGGCTTACTCGTAAAAAAGGTAGGCCTTTCATGGACGTGTACGAACGTTGTCGCATTATAGAATCATTAGCAGTTGTAGATAAAGTTGTGTGCTACCCTGATGCAGATGACAGCAGTAAAAATACTATTACTGGTGTTAGAGCAATGTATCCAGACGCTACAATTATATTTGCCAATGGCGGCGATCGTACTAAAGAAAACATTCCAGAGATGGACTTAGTGGACAATAACTTAGAGTTTGTGTTTGGGGTCGGCGGAGAGGATAAAAAGAATAGCAGTAGTTGGATCCTTAAAGAATGGAAAGCACCTAAGACAGAACGACAATGGGGATACTATCGTGTGATACACGAATACGATAAACACACTAAAGTAAAAGAACTTACTGTAGGTCCGGGCAAAACATTATCAATGCAACGACATCAACATCGTGCAGAGCATTGGTTTGTTGTTGAAGGCACTGCTAGTGTGTACACATTAGACAGCAGTACTGATACTGAGTTAGTAGGAACATTCACTAAACATCAAGCATTACATATCCCTAAGACGCAATGGCATATGCTAGCTAATGAAACTACTAAGCCATTAAAACTTGTAGAAATACAATACGGCGAAGCATGTGTGGAGGAAGACATTGAACGAAGAGATTAAACCGTTTAAAATTTTTATAGGATGGGACAGCCGAGAAGATATTGCTTATCAAGTATGCAAAAAAAGTATACTTGATACTGCAACTGTTCCTGTTGAAATAATACCATTGAAGCAAAAAGTTTTAAAGAGCGAAGGAGTCTATTGGAGAGAAAAAGACAAACTGGCTAGCACAGAATTTACGTTTACTAGATTTTTAGTGCCTACTCTTCAAGATTTTATGGGTTGGGCATTGTTTATTGATTGTGACTTTGTTGCATTAGAAGATGTTAAAAAATTGTTTGACCAACGTAATGACAAGTACGCTGTAATGTGTGCTCACCACGACTATACTCCTAAAGAAGGTACAAAAATGGATGGTGAGAAACAAACTGTGTATCCACGTAAGAATTGGTCAAGCATGATGTTAATTAATTGTGCTCATCCTAGTAATGCTAAACTATCAGCAGAGTTTGTGAATAATCCAGAAATTGATGGGAAATATCTGCATAGATTTAGTTGGCTTAAGGATAATGAAATAGGCAAACTAAGTCACGAATGGAATTGGTTAGTTGGCTGGTACAAAGAACCTACAGATGGTAAACCTAAGTTTTTACATTATACTGAAGGTGGCCCGTGGTTTGATAATTATAAAAACTGTGAATATTCATCTGAGTGGTACCAAATGCAATCTAAGATGTATGCAACTAAAGTAAATGAGTTAACTCAAGAAATACAAAATTTAAAATCTAGAACATTTGAAATAGATGATTTAACATTACCTAAGAAAACTAAAACACTGTTAGCTGCCTACTTACACAATCTTATAGATCCTAATGAAGAAATATATAAAACAAAAGAGACAATAAGACAGATATTGGAAGAAAATATGGGAATAAAAGTGGCGGCGATCGCACCAACAGCAGATGACTTTGATCTTAGTAAAAAAGGCTTAGAATATGATCCTTATTTGCAAGATTTTATTATAGGAGCCGGCGGCAAGATTAGCAGCTTCGACTTGCAAAAAGGCACAAACAACACCTTAGTAATAAGAGGCCTTGGCGGCGGAAGCCAGAAAGCGTTACAGTATTGCATAGAAAATAATATAGATTATTATGCAATTGACACTGGATATTTGCAACCTTCAACACGTAAAGACTATCATCGTATTACTAAAAATAATTTACAAAATTTAGGACCGATAATTGAAAGAGACACTGATAGGTTAAGTATACTAAAGTGGCGTTATAAAAAACATAAACCGGGAAAACACATTTTAGTTGTTCCTCCTAGTGAAAAAGTTATGAAATTTTACGGACATGATCTTGATTCTTGGATGACTTTTACAGTTGCAGAAATTAAAAAATACACCAATAGACCGATTACGATTAGACTAAAGCCAGGTCGCACTGAACGGGTAACAACTAATACAATTCAACAAGCTATGGAGAACGCATATTGTGTAGTAACATACAATAGTATTGCTGCTACTGAAGCAATACTATACGGATTACCTGCCATAGCACTTGCTCCAAATTCAGCTAGAATGTTATGTAATACAGCAATAGAGCAAATTAACAATTTGCACATTCCGACAGCAGATGAAGTTACTGCATTTGCAGCGCACCTTAGTTACTGTCAATTTACTCCGCGTGAAATTCGGACAGGCTATGCGTGGAGTATATTAAATGAAAGTAATTAGTTATTTAAAAACAGTTCCGGCAAGGAACTCTAATCTGCAAAAGCCTGAAATATTAAGAAAATTTATACAAGGCGTAAATGCTTGCGGCGATAACGGAATAGTTAGTAACAGTGATATTGCCCAACCTTCTGACGTAGCAATAATACAGGGATGGGTATATTCTGATATTAGTAGCCCCCATTTAAAGTTAAGAAAACAATTAATAGATACACAAACTGTAGTATCAGGTGATGCTAATCTTTTTTTATATAAAGATAAAACTAACCCGCACGGTTATATACGATATAGTTTTAATGGAATATTTCCTACTACAGGGATATATTGCGATACAGAGATTGACCCGACTAGATGGCAACAAATTTCTAAAGATACTACAATACAATTAAAGAACTATAAAACTAACGGCCGACATATTGTGTTATTATTACAACGAAATAAAGGATGGAGTCTCAAAGGTACAGACGTGCAGCAATGGACAGTAAATATAATTAATCAGCTGCGTAAATATACTAATAGGCCAATAGTGATAAGAACACATCCGGGAGACAAAACTGCGCGTACTTATACACAGTCGCTATTGCGAGTATTGCAATATATGAGAAACGTTACTATAAGTAATATCGGAACTGCATTACAACAAGACTTGAATAATGCGTGGGCTGTTATTAATCATAACAGTAGTGCAGCCGTCGGACCTATCATTCAAGGATATCATTGTTTCTTAACTGACCCTATTGATAGCCAGTGCGCAGAAGTTAGCAATACAGATTTTAGTAAAATAGAAACACCTTTAGAGTTTGACAGACAAAAATGGTTAGAAAGAATTAGCATGTTTCATTGGAAGTTTAGTGAACTAGAAGATGGCAGTTGCTGGAATCACATGAGAAAATTTATATGACAATAACAGTAGTAACTACGTTCCATCACGAAGGATTAACAACATACGGGCAACGATTTATAGACAGCTTTGCACAGCGAGTTGACAAAAATATCAAACTAATTGTCTACGCAGAAGATTGTACACCTGCAAATCCAGATCCTAGACAGATTATAATACAAGATGCAAAAGCAACTTTACTTAAATTAAATGTGTTTAAAGAAACTTGGAAAGACATTCCAAAAGCTAATGGCAATATAAGTTCAGATCCAATTAGAAGCAAACGCAAAGATAGTAAAAAAGCATTCAAGTGGGATGCAGTTCGCTTTGCAAACAAAGTGTACGCAGTGTTTGATGCATGCAATAAAAGGGAAGGCAACTGGATAGTGTGGATGGATGCAGATAGTTATATTCACAGTAACTGGAGTTATGCTGCATTTAAAAACTTATTACCCGAAAACAAATATATCACGTATGTTGGTAGAGGCAAAGGATCACAGACATGGCCAGAATGTGGATTCTACGGACTGAATATGAATCATCCTGTGTGTCATAGTTTCTTAGAAGAATTTGAACGTATGTATGAGGATGCTGAGAAAGGCATGTTCTTATTACCCGAATGGCATGACAGTTATATCTTTGGAGAAGTGTTGAAACAGTTTAAACAGTTTAATGCGGATTATGATTATTCTGCACAAATGTATATGAGTGAAGCTAAAAGTGGCGGCGGCGGACATCCGTTAATTAATACTGAGCTAGGCAAATACATGGACCATATGAAAGGCGAGCGCAAGAAAGATGGTAAATCAAAGCGTTCAGACATAATGGTTAATAGAACAGAAGCATACTGGAATGAAGTTTAGTCTTTGGACACAATACGGCGCACTAAACAGTAAACCTGTCTTTAATGCTTTTAGGCAAGGCTGTCACAGCCTTGGGTTTACTTGCGTCGATAATAGCAATAACGCCGACGTTGATGTTATTTGGAGCGTACTGTTTAGTGGAAGAATGGCTGCTAACAAAGCTATCTGGGAGAAAAACTCTACTAACGCTAAGCCAACTATAGTTTTAGAAGTTGGCGGCATACAGCGTGGAACAACATGGAAGGTAGGTCTAAATGGGATTAATAGAGATGCTTACTTTGGGCCCACTAATAATAACAATGATCGCCATCGTCTATTGGGCCTGTCGTTAAAGCCTTGGAGCACAGGCGGAGAGTTTGTTCTTATCTGCGGGCAGCATGACAAGAGCTTGCAATGGCAAAATATGCCAACTATGAGTAAGTGGATAATGAACACTATAAAAGAAATTCGAAAGCATAGCGATCGTCCTATACTATTCCGGCCCCATCCTCGTTGTCTCTTGCCTAACATTGAACATGAATTTAAAAATGTACGTAGGCAACATCCTATGAAGTTAAACGGCACATATGACGACTACGACATGCGTTTTAATAACATACACGCGATTGTAAGCTACTCTAGCAATCCGGGCATACATAGTATACGTAACGGCATTCCAGCGTTTGTAGGCGCCAGCTCGTTGGCGTATGACGTAGGTAATGACATAGACTTCATGCACGATATAGAAGCACCGTTAATGCCAGATAGGCAACAGTGGCTTAATGACTATGCACATACTGAATGGACAGTGCAAGAAATATCACAAGGCATTCCACTTAACCACTTGACAGATAAGCTGTAATACGTTATACTACTAGTATGACTGAGAAAACAATTGAATCATATCTTGAATTATTAACTGGGTTTGACGGTAATGAAACCTTCAC